GATAAACGGTTGAATTTTCTCTAATAAAATATTAGCTTCAGTTAATTTTTCACCGACTACATCGGGCTTATATTCAATAGACAGTTCAGCTAATACCTCTAACGCTTTCTTAATTTTCTTTTCGTTAACACGAGCGATCCATTTTTCGATACGCTCCCATCCAAAACCGTTAGTAGCAATTAATGCAAATATAAAACCTAAAGTATAAACACCTCCTCTAATATAGAACTCGTTAGGTTGATTTATAAACGTATACCCAAATTTAACAAACAATTCATCAAGTAAAATTGCATATAAAGCAATTATCGAAAAGTTACCTGTTAAAGTAAATTTATTCGCCCTAATCATTCCTATTAAAGTTTTCCATAAATTTTTCATTTTGTTTTTTCCTCCTTTTAAAATTTGTAAATCCTTAAACTCATCATCAAGCGTGATATTCATATATTTTTCAGGTTTTGTTTTAGGGATAAATTTAAAATTATCTATGATTGGTAATTTCCAACCTAGATAAACCTTGCCGACTCCAGCTATAGCGATTAATGCTAAACACACCTTTGTGATTATATCGATTGTGCCACGCTCGAATAAAAAATACCGTAAAGTTGCAAACGCTCCAACTCCAGCTATTAAAATATCATTTACATAACTTATTATTTTCCTCATGTCGTGTACCTTATTATTTCAGTTAACCTTTCTTTTTTAAATCCTAGCTTTAATTTAAATTCAATTCCTTTCTCGCTAATTTTCAAATGTTTTTCAGATACAGGTAATGTTTTTTGATAATCTGTATCGTAAATCTCAATTAAATCAAACAACCCAACTTTTGATAAATCGATCGGATTTAAAGGACTATTTGCGTCAATCGTTATCGAGTCAACATATCTATTATTCGCTAGTTCGTACACTGCTTGTTGTTGTGCGTGTGCTAAATAATCTTCAATAAATATTTTAGTTTTCACGGGGTAATAACGGTTAAGGATGTCAACCATAGTTGTCTCGACTGATCTTATAATTGGGGTTTCTAATTCATAATGAATTATTAAAGGAACTCCTTCGTCAGCTATTGATTGAAGCCAGTTTTTAAACCTTAAGTCTTTCTGATAACTTGATGCGGAATCACTCCAACCTGGAATTCTATCTTTTCTTACCACAACCTTTAAACTCCTATTACTAATATAGATTCCTTCTACATTTTCTAACTTTGCGTTTAAATTCCAATCAAAATAATTAGAAGTGACATCTTGGTATGCCCCACCCTGCTTCGTTGAATATATTAGTACACTTTTGACAAATTCAGCGAGCTCTGTGGTGCTGGAATTCCAATACCACGAAGTATCTTGACCTAATAACTTTTCTACTTTTTGCTCTAACATAAGCGTTCCATTATCATCATAAATACGATTTTTTAAAGTATCTGTAATGTAATAATCAGCAATTTCTAAATCTGTTTCTGATATTTTCTGATACCGCCCCTCATGATCGCCTTGGACAATTTGATTGTCTGTTGTGAGGTAGTAATATCTTGACAATTCAGGATCGAAAATAGGATTCCCCCCTGTCATTATCGCCAATGTTTTATTTATCGTTGGTTGATTTTGTGATAGATCAAAAGTAAAATCTTTAAGTCTAATTTTGTGCGTGTTTCTATCTCTTGTAAATTCAAAATTTATTGGAGAGTCATCCGCCCAATCATAACTTGCTATTATCCTAACTCCATAATATTTTAAAAACGGCAACATATATTTGTAACCGTTAGTTCCAAACATCTCTAGTGGTAGTTCCCCAAAAACTTCCCTAAAATCAATTCCCAAATCATCAAGTGGAATAATAAAATTTAAAGGAATACGCACTTCGAGCGGAGGTGCATTTTTTAATTGGTCTGTGACTACTCGAAATATGGAATAGATTATTATGGGGGGCGCTGAATTTTTATAATCTATAAACACATCGGTATCTAAATAAGTAAGGAAATCATTACCAATTATCTCAACAGTACCCCCATTGACTGATTTTTGACCTTCGTAATAGGGTTCGTAGGGTAGAGGGGTTGTACCTTCGTTAACCATGATTTCAAATTCTTCACTATACCCTTCATTTGATAAATAAATATTTAAATGAGTATCATTATCTCCTGTTGTAATTGTATAATGTATTTCTAATGGTATTTCACTTATAGTACCAACTGCATTAGTAACAATAGTCATAGGGTTAAGGATTCCATTATCGAATCTACCACTCATAATATAAAGTCTATTAGAGTATGTATTTCTTTTAATTGTGTATGTAGTATTTGGCTTTATTCTAACAACAGCAGAAGTAACATATTCAATATAAACATTAGTATTTCCTACTCTACTCCACGAAATTCCATCAAATAAATTATATGATTTTCTACTTTCCCCTTTAATTATTGCTTCATCTATTTTTTTTACTTTATAAACTAGCCCGCTATATATTTCTGCTCCATCATCTTCATTTAGTCTAAACCATTTAGCTTGATTGAGCTCATTAATATTTACTCCCATAGTATCGTTGCCACTTAATTTAATCTCATCAAAATCATAAACTTTAGTTATTAAAGTACCAGTTATATTTGATAAGTTTGTTATGTGGTTTAAATCAATATCAAAAAGAGATACATACATTATACATACCTCCTTATAGTTATTTTTACATTCCCAGTATTTTCGTTTCCAGACGAGTCTATAAAAGTAACATAAAAATGTAAACCATCAGGTAACCCCACATCTGGTATTACCATAAAACTTTGATAATCAAAATCATGTGTCCCATAGATATTTTTTACTGTTCGCCCATATTGGATATCCCAAATCAGGAGGTACATTTCTTTTTTGATACCATCTATTACAATTGTATCATTTAGCCCATGCCCTATATCCACGCTCGAAAATCGTATAAACGGAAATTTTTCACTTGAAGTTTCTAAACCGATTTCAAGATCAAGAAGGGAAATTAAGCCAGCTGTCTCTAAAAAAAAGTTAATTTCTATTTTAATATGTTTTTCACCTTTAATACGCGAGAAATCCCATCCAGGCTCCGTTTCTGCACCTGGTGCTATAAATCTTATTACATCATCAAAATACCACCCACCGATTGGCATTAATGTTAGTTCGCATTTTAGTAAGTTAAAATTATCTTTTTCATTTTTAGTTAATGACCTCACACTGACGTCACGATAAAGTGTCTTAATCCCGTCGTTATACTCTAATATTAAGTTGTTATTGCTATTCCTGATAACGTCGTTAAAGGAATTATAATTTTGATATGCGTTCGAGTTTAGCCCGAAAATTATAGTACATTTTATGTCTTTATTAGATATTTTTTTGTTTTCTAAATAGCCTCCCTCGTTGGTTTCTGCAAAAGTAAGATTATAATCTAATCCTAATCCTTGCCAATTTGTGGCTAAGTTTTCGCGGGCATTTAAATTAATGATTTGTGTTTTATCTCTATTCCATAATTTTAGTTTTCGCATTCCCCACCTCCTAAAATTGTTCTGCTAGTTTTCTATTTATTTGCTCCACCATATCATCTACATCAACTTCTTGAGCATAATTTTCGACTGTTACATGGATTTCAATGTTTTTTGTGGAGTTGTCCGTGTAATTGCTTGTAGTGTTTGATGTATTGGATAACGCTTGGTTATTATTAGTAATTATGCCTTTCATTGCTTCTTGCTGTGCTATTTGGTTTGTGACTCCTAAATCATCAGTTTTATAATTTACTTTTATGTCGACATCCTCATCTTTAATACCCAATATTGATTTAAGTAACCCCCACACAAAACCTAAAGCGTCAGCGACTGGGTTTAATGCTTTGATTACTAAATTTTTAAATTTATCCGTTAAATCGCCAACCCACGATATAAGCGGGCTAATTAAATCTGTAATACCACCTATCATTGACATCAAAGCGGACAATATTGGCATAACTATTGTTTGTAAAACAGCACTTAACACGTCATTTAAAATAACGATTAATGGTTGTAATACTGCGACTAAAATTTGGATAAAGTTTGATAGCATTTTAATTTGGGTTGCGAATTTTTGTATGAATATATTTACAATCGGCATAAGGATTGCAAGTAAACTGTCGAGTATTGGCATTAATACAACGATTGCTTGACCTAGTGCGTCGCCTAATAAGGTAACAACAGGTCCTATTGCTGCCATTAGTTGATTAAATACTTCGCCCAAAGTTGACAAGATTGGTGCAAGTGATGACATTAGTGTTCCGATTAAATCATTGATGGAGTTTCTAAAATTTTCGTTAGTTGTGTAAAGTAGTGTTAATATTCCTAGGATAATTCCAACTGGTCCTAATGCACTTTGCATTGCTGGACCAATTTTTGATATTAAAGGCAACAGCTTGCCAATGCCCGAAGTTAGCTTTCCACCAATTAATAAAAGCGGGGCGATTGCAGCAACTATTCCACCGATTGCTACTATTGCGGTTTTTGTTCCGTTTGACAATTCATTAAACCAACCAGTAAATTTTTGTAATGGCGGGATCACTTTTGTTTCCATAAATTCTGCTATTAATTCCATTACTGGTAACATTGCACTTCCAATTTGCGCAGCTGCATTTTTAATACTTTGTTTTATTCTGTTCATCACGTTATCAAATTCGGCTAACTTATCGACTTGCTCATCAGTCAGATATCCGCTTGCTTCAAATTCTGCGTTTAAATCTGCTAAAGTGCCCGCTCCAGTTTTGACGAGTGGAATTAAGTCAGTAGCAACCCGCTCACCAAAAATTTGACTCATTAACGCCGCTTGCTCTGCAGAATTACTTACTTCCCCTAGTTCCCCGATTACTTCTTGAAATATTTGCTCATCTGATTTTCCTTGCAAGTTTTCAACACTAAACCCTAGTTGGTCTAATGCCTTTGTTGCCATGTTTGATGCACCCATCAAGGATTGACCGACTGCAGTTCTTAATTTAGTAAAGCCTTTTATCATTCGTTCATTTGATACGTCAGTTTGCATAGCAATATATTCAAATCGTTGTAGTTGTTCATTAGATACGCCTAGCTGAACTGCTAGAGTTGCGATGTCATCTGCGGTGCTTACTGCTTTAATGCCCATGGTACCTAAGCCAGCAACAATGGATCCTGCTGCTGCTGATACGGGTAACATCAGTTGTCCTGCTTTAGATATTTTTTCGCCTAGATCGGTAAACTGTTTCTGTAAGTGTTCCATTTTTACATTATTAAGTTTTTTTAATTCATTCTGTAAATACCCTAAACTTTTTTCTGTGTAAGCTAATTCGGTCTGCCATTTCTGCAATTCCGCTTTTTGCTTGTCAGTTCTTATTCCGTGTTCTTCCATTGCTCTAAGTCTATCTCTTAGCACTTGTGCTTTTTCTTCTGTTTTCTCGATTGCCTTTTTTGCTGTGTCTTGTGCTTTTAAAAACTTGTCGGGGTTCCATTCAAATTTTAAGCTATCACTTAATGCTTTCGACTCTTTTCGTGTTTCGCTCAAATCTTTGTTAAATTTATTCATTTGTGATTTAAATTTCGATGTATCCGCATTAAATTCAATTGTTAACCCTTTGATGTTATTATCTGCCATTTAGTCACCTCCTTGTGGTAAGTTACCGCATAAAAATCGTGTTAATTCCTCTTCATCTGGGTAATGGATTTCTTCACTTTTGTTCATTTTTGCACTTTCTATTTCATCTTTTTGAAAATCGATAACAAGATAAAGTAAATCATTATAAGATAACGCCTTGATCATGTCGTGTTCGATTCCAAACCTTTTACATAATTTAAATAACGTTAAGATGAAAGGCACGTTACCGCCTTTTTTACCACTTTTTATATTCCGTGATAAATTACTAAAGTTAGTAACGTGCCATTCTAGTTTTTTATTGCTGAATTAAACACTTGTTCGAATACTTCCGCTAATTTAGTTAAGATACATTCTGCGTGTTCTGATGTGAATAATTTTGTAAAACTTTTAAAAGTTGGAGCTTTATCACTTTCGAGATAACAGTACAATATTTTTAAAGCGTCTAGATAATTAGCTTTTGGACCTGCATTAGCTGTTTTTTTTAAAAATTCTTGAAAACTGCACTTTAATTGTTCACTAAAATGTACCTCGAAACGATAATCCGCATAAGCTGATGTGTCCAATTCAAAATCAATATTTCCGTTTTTAGTTGGTAAAGATACTAACATCTATGCTTCCACCTTTACTTTTGGAGTCGGTACAGTTTTCTCAAAATCAGCATAATTAGTATCAGTTGGTGTTGATGTTAAGCGGGTTACTTTACGAGTATTTCCGTTTGTGTCTATAAAAGGCGCATCGCCTGTTGCTACCAACAACTCGGTACCGATAATTTTTAAAGCTAAGGAATAATTTTGTGGATTGATGTTTTCTGTGCTTTGTTCATACGACTCTGTAGGCGCCGCAGATGTCACATTAAACAACCAATTTTTAATTACAATACTTTCTTTATTTGTGTTAATCCCATTTACTTCAAAATATAAAGCATGAGGTTTAGCAGCTAACTGCTCGATGTCTGCAATACCACCGTCAATTTCCATTTTTCTGCCCATATCTATTTCGTAACTATCCTCTAAAGTTACTAAACCTAACGTACCATTAATCCCCTTATCGCTAGGGACAACATACGTAATTTGACCATCCTCATAAATTTCTTGCTCTGAAAATTGTCGCTCTAAAGATAAATTAGCGGTTCCGCCGATTGGTTTAATTTCAGCTGATGCATAACTTCCTGCTACATCAGGCAAAGCATATTTTACATTTTTAATGTTAAATTTTAATACTTTTGACATTTGTTTTTCCTCCTTTTAGTTTAAGTAAAAATCAAAAGTGACTTGAGATCGTCCCAAATCACTATTAAAACCTAAGTTTATTTTGTTATAACTAATTTCATTTTGAATGAGTAAATCCTCAACCATGTTAACGAATTTTTTATTGTCTGTATCGTTGGCGTTTCCTTCAGTAAATACCACGATTTCGCAATTGCTTGACCTGATGATAACCTTTCCGTCTGCTCTTACGTGTGGGGTATTAGTTACATCTGTGATATACACAATATAACTACCCTCTAAAGTAGTCGGGTCTTCGTTTACTGTCTCCTCATAGATGTCAATTTCATTTGCAATAGGTTTTAGGATTTCCCATATTTTTTTTGAATACATTTCAACCTCCCATTTGCCGTTGGGCTTCTTCCTTTATCCATCTGACATATAGTTCTTTGTTTTTTTCAAATGTAGGGCGGATAAACGGTTCTCTTTTTACAAGTTTACCGTTTCTTGCATGCCAACCATATTCCATTAGGGTAGACAGCCAACCTTTTTTACCAAAATGGACTAAGAAACTTTTTTTCCCGTCCTTATGTTTTCCGCTAATGGTTATATTGTCACGGAGATGACCATACTTCCCACCGTCACCTTTGCTAATTGGTGTCGGCCAGTACAATTTATCTCCGAAGTCCCGCGCGATCATTCCCATTGTGTTATCGAGTGTAACATTTAGTTCTTTTTCGTAGGTGTCCACGAATTCCTCGATATATTTTCCTAATTCTTTATTTAAATCAATTAATGCTATGTTCGCCAATTATATCCA